TGGCGTGGCTGCGGTGGGTATCAATATACCTAGGATTTTCAATCTGGTTCTTGTGGAACCTGGCAAGAGTTTTGTGCGAGTGATACAGAGCATAGGACGCGGTATCCGCAAGGCCGAAGACAAAGACCATGTGCAGATCTGGGACGTGACCAGCACCTGCAAATTTGCCAAACGACATCTTACCAAACGCAAGGTATTTTATCGCGAAGCCAACTATCCATTTACCCAGGAAAAATTGGAATGGAAGTAAAGGTTGCACTTGTAACAAAATATGTTATAATAAAATTATGAAAATATTAACCTTAGACAACACCCCTTTTGATCTTGATCACCTGCCGGAAAAAGTAGATGACATGCGGTTTGCCATATTTGACAATTCAAATTCCAAGGATCCTGACTATTACTACATACCCTTGATCTTCCTGGAAAGTTTTACAGCACCCGCCTTGGTGTTACGTATAGGAGAACACAGGATCAATATGCCTGTGGACTGGCAAGTTTTGATTGGTGAGCCCGACCTGGGCGACTTGGAAGTTTTGCCCTTAACTGCGATCAATGATCGGGGCTTCAAGGTATTTCAATTCAATCCACTCAGTGGTTTTAGACCCAGCTTCTTGGACATTGAAATTATTGATGTGTATCAAGAGGTCACTTGGTACGCTCCCAAGTTAAAAAATGGTCAGATGCTGTGCGTGCCGCTGGGAGAAGGCCCCAAACCCAACTGCGTGTATTTTGTCAAGGACATCAGTCGCAACTGTGAAGTAGTTGATTATAATAAAGCCTGGTAATTTATGAAACGCAAGATTTGGACCGGCGCATAATAATAAATATGGATAAACTTAATATTGCCAACGAAATGAATTGTTTTGATCGTAAAGATCGAACATTTTACAATAGTCTAACCACCGAAGAACGTAAAAAATTTAGCAATTATTTAATGATTCGATGGGGCAGTAGTGTACAAGGCAGCCGAGAGTTACAAGAATTTTATTTGATCAGTTGCAATGAAAGACTAAACAAGTATTTTTTTAACATAAACAAACATCCGCAGTTACAATGGTTGTGTGCTACCAGTGTCAGCCCCGGACTGGGCACGCACAGACATCAGTGGATTGCTGCCAAGAAAAAAGAGCCCGGTGCAAGTGCTATTCGCAAACAATTGTCTGAGTTATATCCCACGCTCAAGGATGATGAGATAGATCTAATGTCTAAGATTAATACAAAAAAAGATATCGACACGTACATCAAGCAACTGGGCCAAGAAGTTAAAAAATGAAATATTCCTGTCAGTACTGTAGGAAAGATTTTATAAAAGAAGCCAGTCTTGCAGTGCATAGTTGTGAGCCACGCCGCCGTCGCATGGAAAAGGACGAAGCCGGTGTGCGTTTAGGATTTCAAGCATACATTAAATTCTATGAACTAACACAAGGCTCGGCCAAGTTAAAAACATTTGATGACTTTGCTGACAGCCCTTACTACAAGGCCTTTGTTAAATTTGGTCGTTACTGTGTAGACATCCGTGCAATTAATCCAGCACGTTTTGTAGAGTGGGTACTAAAACAAAATAAAAAGATTGATCACTGGGCCAAAGACACAGTGTATAACGAATACCTAACAGATTACCTGCGTGTGGAAAATGTAAATGATGCACTGGCTCGTGCCATGGAGTTTGGTATAGACTGGGCAGAGAAGTCCGGACATCCAGCAGAAGATTGTCTGCGTTATGGCAATACCAATGCCATGGTATATGCTGTAACTGCAGGTAGAATTAGTCCGTGGATTATCTATAACAGCGAATCTGGACAAAAGTTTTTAAGTGAATTAGATGCCACTCAGGTGGCTATGATATGGCCTTACATTGATGCGGATTTTTGGATGAAAAAGTTTCGAGACTATCCAGCAGATCAAGAATATGCCAAAGATATATTACAGAAGGCAGGTTGGTAATGAAAATTTTATGCCTTGGTAACAATACCAACGACACTGATATCAAAACTTGCAAATTGTCTGCTGCCAATGGGTCTGTTTGTCATGGCTTGTTATCGGAATTGGATTTTCCTGTACCAGAAATCGTTGAGTCGGGTTGGTATCATTCAAGTCTGTACGACATAGAATACAGCCGACTGATAGAGTTATCTAGCAGTTTTGATTCAGTAATCATGTTGGACCTGCCCAAGGATACATACAGTCATCCTGATATTTTTTATAAAACTGTTAAGTTAATTAAGAATCTGCCCAATGGAAAATTTCTTGATCCTAGCTACAGCGCCGACATTGATTATTTTGAAAACTTAGTTAAAACAAATAAAAGTTTTTGTATTTTTCCTTTTATAGAACTAGTAACAAAACACCGTGCTGATGGATATACAACAGTGTGTTGTCGATCAACCACTCCAATAACACATGTTTCCAACATAACAGACTGGCAAAATGATAAAAATTACAACATCATACGAGACAAAATGCTTGCAGGAGTATCAATACCCGAGCATTGCTCAACTTGCTACAAACTTGAAGATAAAAATATTCTAAGTGCCAGGCAACAAGAAACAGTGGAATGGGCAAATCGTTTAAATTTGCATTCACTAGATGATCTTAGAAATATTACCGCTCCAGCATACTATGAAATTCGCCCTAGTAATGTTTGCAATATACAGTGTAGAATGTGTAGCCCTGGCAGTAGTCACTTGATTGGGCGAGAGTACAAAAAATTAAATTTGATATCAGAGTTGCCACCAAAAGAACGAAGCAATTTTAGCATTGTGAATTTTGCTAGTCTTAAAAAATTATACGTGGCCGGCGGAGAACCAACTGCCATGCCTGAGTTCTACAAATTTCTTGATGACTGCATAGAAAACAAACAAACTGATTTTGAGTTTACCATTAACACAAATGCTACTAAATTCAGCAATCGTTTTAAAAAACAATTAAAACAATTTTCACATTTGCAATTTATAATCAGCCTCGAAGGAGTTGGTCCACTTAACCACTATATTCGTTGGCCGTCTCATTGGGACCCAATTGTTGACAACATGCGGTATCTTAGAAAAAATAATCACATCATTGCAACCAATACCACAGTATCAATTTACAATGTCATCGGCCTGTATGATTTATTAAATTTTTTGGACAATGAATTTCCCAGAATGCTCAGGCACTGCCAGCTGTGCCAGTCGGACAACGATATGTTGTCTGGGTTAGGCTTTCCGGATTCTAAACTGGCACTAGATCGATTACTGCCCATTCGGGATCTTAAATGTTACAAAAATGACAACTTGTTAAAAAGCTTTATCGATGGATTAATAGAACATTACCGTCATGTTAAAGAAGTAGATGTAGAAAAATTAAAACTATTTTTTGAATTCAATGACAAACTCGACAAATCAAGAGGCATTAAACTTGTAGACTATGTTCCTGAATTAGAGCAGGCAAGAAAGTTGATTTTGTGAATACGTGTGCAGGCAAGTAAATTGACAACTGTGTATATAGATTTTCAGGGCGGCAGTCATGGAAATTATTTAGAATTTGTTTGCAACAAATTTTTAGCACAGGTGCCCTGTAACGATTCGCCTTTTAATACCCTGGGTGCCTCGCATAACAAACAGTATTTTGGAAAAAAAATATTTAAAGCGCGACATTATTTCCAAGACACTGAATTCACCAATGCCAACATAATCAGTATAAGAATTACCCCAGACGACCTATTACCATTGTCCTCTGTCAGTTTGTTGAGAGCCGGTGATCTTAACCTTGATATTGATCAACTTGAAGTTGATACTTATAACAAGATAAACATCGACAATTACAAGTGGGTTTTAGATAATCTAATACATAGTTTTTTTCAAACGCAAATACAAGACAGTTACAACGCAGTCAAAGATCCCAGTTGGCCAAGTGTGTCGTGTATGGATGATTTTGATCAGTTGCCCGAATGGATCCGTCTTGAATGTCTGCAACAACACAATCTCAAACTTCTTCAACTGGACGAGCGTACACCCGATTGTCCTCGATATATTCTAAGAGAGTTTTTTAAAATTGGATTTCAAAAACCAGAATTAGCTGGGTTTATAACACAGCAACAAAAAATGATCTATGATCAAACCAACCGGGTGCATTTATTTCCATTTGGTAGTTTCTACAATACCCATCAATTCATAGATCAGGTACAGTTGATTGGTCAGTGGGCAGGTTTTGAATTGCAGGATGTTTCAAGATTGATCGAGTTACACACAACATTTTTAAACAAACAACCGTATAAAAATTCAAAACAGGTTTGTGATGATTTAATTCAACGAATTGTTCAAGAAGAAATTTTTGATTTACCCAAATTGGATTTAATGCAAGAAAGTTATGTTCTTGCTCGACTAGAAACTCATTATGGCCATGCCTTGCCGGTTGATCAAATTACGTGGTTTGCCAATAGTCAACAAATTTTGGATTGTTTCCAGAGAGCTGGTTGACTTGTACAATATATTTGTTATAATTAAATCATGAGTGCAGACATTGATATTGATTTGGCCTATAGAGACCAATTGTTACAGTTAATCAAAGTCACTCCTGCACGGCAACTGCATCAAGGTCGGGTACGGCAACACAACAGTGGAGTGTATGCCACTGACATTCCTTATGATCCGGTTAACTCATGTGCGGCTATAGATTACGAACAGGCAGAAAATCTTGGATATTTTAAAATTGACCTGTTGAATATGAGTGTGTACCAGTTAATAACAAGTCCCCAACACTATGCACAACTAACAAGTCAAGAACCTGCGTGGAGCAGACTTTGGACGGATCCTGACTGGGCCAAACAGTTGGTACACATAGGTAACTACACAGAGTTACTTGAAAGCATGCGACCCGACAGCATTCCTAGAATGGCTGCATTTATCAGTATCATTCGCCCAGGAAAATCTCATTTGCAAAACAAACCTTGGTCTGAAGTGTTTGAGTCAGTGTGGGACGGGGACAACAGCAAAGGATTTGTGTTTAAAAAAAGTCATGCAATTTCCTATTCTGTTCTGGTTGCTCTTCACATGAATTTATTAAGTTAAAACATGTTGCGTATTACTGTTCCATTTGTCTTACTAAAGTAATACTTTTTTTCTTGGATTTTTTACGACTCAATTCAGACAGGCTACAAACAGGTCCATGCAACACTGCTAGATCTTTGTTGGTAAAGGTGCGTAGGTAAGGGCGGAAAAGATCCCACTCATCCTTGAGAAATATGTTGATGGGTATGCTGCGATTTGATTCCCACCACCATACATTGGCCAGTTCCAAGAATCGCTGTTTTTCACCCAATCCTTGTATACTGCCAAAATCATAAATTGTGGTTATAGAGTCGTCTTGGTTTTGTATGATGCCTACATATTCAGTGTTGGCATACACACACAAGGTTATAAATGGATATTTTTCAGCTAATTTTGCAAATAAATCGTGACTCATCGTGCAGATATTTATGGTTTGGTAAAATGTCCGGCGTCAGAATCCATAAATAGAGTGTATGTATTCTACCCAGGTATACCTTTATCAACAGCTAACTCGAGTATTGTTAATGGAT